GGCGGTGATGAGAGCAATCTGGCTGGCGGTTCCTGGAGCAATCTGGCTGGCGGTGACTGGAGCAATCTGGCTGGCGGTGACAGGAGCAATCTGGCTGGCGGTGATGAGAGCAATCTGGCTGGCGGTGATTCTTCCGTCCTGGTTGGGCGAAACGGCAGCAAGGCCAAGGGTGGAAAGCATTCCGTCATTGTCCTGACAGAATGGGAATGGCGTGATGATACCCATGTTCCCATCTGTGTCAAGGCTGAAGTGGTGGACGGGGTGCGCATTAAGCCTGATACCTGGTACACCCTGAAGAACGGTGAATTTGTGGAAGCTGAATAAAAGGAGGAAAACCAAATGGCAGATAAGACCCATTGGAAGAAAATCGTCAGTGATCCCAACTATCTGGGTGAAGCTGACTTCGGTGAAGGAGAAGAAAAGGTGGCAACCATCAACAGGGTTGTCCGGGATGAAACCATCCAGACCGCTGAAGGAAAAAGCAAGAAGGCTGTTGTCTACTTCGCTGAAGGTATCAAGCCCATGATCCTGAATGTGGCAAGATCCAAGGCCATTGAAAAGGTTGCCGGATCCCCGTATTTCGAAGACTGGCCCGGTGTGAAAATCCAGCTTTACATTGAACACGGAATCAAAGCCTTTGGTGATGTGGTTTCCGCTGTTCGTGTCCGTCCCAGAAGACTTGTGCTTCGGAATCCCATTCTGTGTGAAGACTGCGGACAGGAAGTCCAGGGTGCCAACGGGAGAAGCGCAGAATACATGGCTGCATACACCAAGAAGAAGTTCAAAGCTTGCCTGTGCTTCTCCTGTGCCACTGCACGGGCAGAGAACCCCGAACCGGAACAGGGTGGTGAAGTAAATGTCCAGACTGAAATTGACGGATGACAACTACTACAGCCCCGAAGCGAACTGGGAATATATGTCCGCTTCCCAGTTCAAAAGCTTCCGGAAATGTGAAGCAGCTGCCATGGCTGAACTTCGTGGGGAATGGGGCAGGAAGGAAACCACAGCCCTTCTGGTTGGATCCTATGTGGATGCATACTTCAGCAATGAATTGGAGCAGTTCAAGGCACAGCATCCGGAACTGTACAAACGGGACGGAACCCTGAAGGCTGACTTCCAGAATGCACACACCATAGCTGAACGGCTGAACCGTGATGAACTGGCCCGGATGCTGTTATCCGGAAGACACCAGGTCATCAAGACCGGAAAGATTGCCGGGGTGTGGTACAAAACCAAAGCAGACAGCCTTCTGACACCCAGGCAGGTGGAAGCCATCTGCAAGAGGTTTCCGCAGATCAGGGAACTGGTTCCCTTTGGCGGTGCAATCATCGTGGATCTGAAGTGCATGAAGGACTTCAACCCCATCTGGGATGAAGACACCCATGAAAAGGTCAGCTTCGTCATCTTCTGGGGCTACGACATCCAGGGTGCAATCTATCAGAAAGTTGACAACCGCATGGCACCATTTGTGATTGTGGGTGTGACCAAGGAAGCGGAACCGGACATCACGGCAATCCACATTCCGGATGAAGACCTTTCCTTTGCCCTGGCTGATGTGGAAGCCCTGTCCCCCAGGTATGCGGCTATCAAACGGGGTGAAATCGCTCCGGTTGGATGCGGAAAATGTGCCTATTGCCGGAGCGTGAAACGGCTTGAAGGAATCACGCACTTTCAAAAAATCAATTTTATGGAGGAATAGAAAATGCTTAATCATATCACCATCATGGGCCGGCTGACCAGAGATCCCGAAATGCGCAGAACCGGAAGCGGTGTTCCGGTGACTTCCTTCACAATTGCCTGTGACCGGGACTTTTCCGGAAAGGGCAGCGAGAAGGAAACGGACTTCATCGATGTCACCGCATGGCGTAACACTGCGGAGTTCGTCAACAGCTACTTCAGCAAGGGCCGAATGGCTGTAGTTTCCGGCAGACTGCAAATCCGCAGTTGGACAGATAAGGATGGCAACAAGCGCAAGTCCGCTGAAGTGGTTGCTGATAATGTCTACTTCGGTGATTCCAAGCAGGACAGCCAGTCTGAAAACCGTCCCTTTGTTGGCGGTGGCAGAAGGGCAAATGATGCGGAAATGGCTGGAATCCAGTCCGGAAATTATGAACCGCTGGATGACGATGATTCCCAGCTGCCCTTCTGATGAAGGGCACCGCATCCCATCAGAAAGGAGGATTTGAATGGGAAAATACATAGGCGAAAAGTTCCGGATCCCTTATCCCCAGACAAAGGCCGGACTGAAGCAATGGACGAAAAACTATGGCATGAACGCCTATTATGCCGGGAAGCACTGGTCTATCAGAAAGCGTGATGCGGACTACTGGCACAATCTGGTTCGGTCTTGCCTGGATGGGCAGGAAGTCAGAAAGATTCCCTTCAAACGGCCTGTGGTGATCACCTTCCGATGGAATGACCGTCTTGACATCGACAATCATGCAGTCATGGGAAAAATGATTGTCGATGCCCTGAAGGGCAGGATCATTGAGGATGATACCAGAAGATGGCTGAAGGGTGTATGCCACTACTTCCACGATGAAGATTATATCAGCGTAGAGATTCACGAAGTATAGAAAGGAAACAAGAAACTTGACTATCAATGAATATCAGAAGCTTGCAATGCGGACAAGCAATAAGGAACTTTCCAACGGATTGCACCTGCTGAATGGTGCCCTGGGCCTTTCCGGTGAATCCGGTGAAGTGGCAGACCTGGTGAAGAAGTGCTGGATGCAAGGCCACAACCTGGATCAGGCCCACATTGCCAAGGAATTGGGTGATATCTGCTGGTATGTGGCAGAAACGGCTACGGCAATCGGCTATGACCTGGAAACCATCATGCAGATGAACATTGACAAGCTTATGAAACGGTACCCGGAAGGATTCGATTCCGAACGGTCACAGCACCGGGAATCTGGTGATATCTGAGAAAGGAGAATTCAATGGAAACAACACCGCTCAAAGCAATCAAACAATACTGCTATGAATGCAGTGGCGAAAGCAAGGCAGAAGTCAAACGCTGTTCTTCTGAAACATGTCCACTGAAACCTTTCCGATTTGGCAGAAACCCGTTCAACAAAAGAGAGATGACCGAAGAACAGAAACAAGCTTTGCGGGACAGAATTTCTGAAGTTAGAAAAAGTAAGAAAGGATGATTTTATGAACCCGGCAACACAGAAAGGAAAAATTCTTGGCTATTGCGCAGAGCATGGATCCATCACGAATCGTGAAGCTGCTGTTCTGCTGAATATGAACAGCCCTTCCAAGCGAATCAGCGAACTGAGAAGGGCAGGATATGATGTTCAGAGCATCTGGGAAGAACGGGTGAATTCTGACGGGGATAAGACCAGGTATCTTCGGTACTTCATCAGCAAACCGGAAGGGGGTGTGTCCTGATGGCAAGGTTAATTGATGCGGATGATGCCTTGGCAAGGCTGAAAAAGGCCGAAAAAGAAATGAATGCTGTGACATTAATGGGATGCAAGGCTGTCCCAATGTATGGTGTTATAGATTTTATCGAGAGCAGACCAACCGTGGATGCCGTGGAAGTGGTCAGGTGTAAGGATTGCAAACAGTATAACGGACACCGCTATTGCACCTACTTTGCGGAAGCGGTGTTGGATAACGATTTCTGTTCCTACGGAGAAAGGAGAACCGACAATGGCTAAACGATATGTGACCATCGGTCAGAAGGTGCGCTTTGACCCCTTCGAAACGGGCTTCGGCTTCGGCATTGATGATTGCCGGGGTGAAGTGGAAGGAACCGTGGTAGAGATCCACAAGGCCCACAAATGGTTCGGTGTGGAATATGGCAATCCGAAGCAGCGCACATCCTTCAAGTTCTGCGAGGTTGGGAAGTCGGTGATTCTGGTTGGCTAGTGGTGTGAAGTGGATCAAGATCACAACAGACATCTTTGATGACGAAAAAATCCTGATGATTGAATCCATGCCTTCTGCGGACAGCATCATTGTCATCTGGTTGAAGCTGCTGACCTTTGCCGGAAAGCAGAACAATGAAGGTGTCTTCCTGATGTCGAACCGGATTGCATACACAGAAGAAATGCTTGCATCCATCTTCAGAAGGGATGTCAACCTGGTTCGGCTGGCCCTGAAGACCTTTGAGCAGTTCGGAATGATTGAAATCATTGACAATGTTGTGACCATTCCAAACTGGAACAAGCATCAGTCCCTTGATGCATATGAAAAGAAAAAGGAAAGGGACAGGCTGTACCAGGCAGAAAGAAGGGCAAACCAAAGGGCCTTAATTGCACAATCGTCTGACACATCGTCTGACAGTCAGACTACACCATCGTCTGATGTCGCTGTTTCAGATATAGAAGAAGAAAAAGATATAGAAAAAGATAATAAAAAGAATAGTGCAACACAGCCTTCCAAGGCTGATGTGGATGCTTTCTTTGAATCTATCTGGAATCTGTATCCTGTCAAAAAGGGGAAAGGTCAGGTGTCTGATACAAAACGGAAAGCGCTGTTCAAGATTGGATATGAAGCTATGGAACAGGCTATCAACAGATACTTGACAGAACTGAAGAAAGATGCTTCCTGGAGGAAGCCACAGAACGGAAGCACCTTCTTCAATTCGGGCTATGTGGATTATCTTGATGAAAACTATGAACCTTCCAGAATCGAACCACAGCCCGTCAGACAATCAAACCATCACAAGCAGACCAAGGCTGAAGAACTGGATGAAGCCTATCAGATGATGGCTGCTTGGGCACAAGGAGGATGAAGCCATGAAGGATGAAACCTATTCCTTCATTTCGGATGTAAAAGACCGGGGAAGCACGGCAAGATCCGCAAGGAACAGAAGAACCCACAACGGAAAGGGTGGGAAGGTTCGGCTTCCTTCTGACAATCTATCAAAAAAGGAGTTAATGAAAATGAACGGTGAAGTGAAATCCTATAGGCTGAATGATCCCATCAAGTGGGATGAATTCAAGGCCATGCCTGATGACATCAAGGCTACATATATCAAGCTGCTTCGGCAGAAGTTCAATGTGCCGGATTGCAAAATCGGTGAAATGATGGGCGTGAATAAAGCCAAGATGTCCATAGAAATCAAGCGGATTGGCCTTGGTCATGGAGTGAAGCATGGTGGAAATAAAGGCTGGGACAAGGAAGGCTTCTATGCCTGGGCCAATGGCGTGGACAAGCTGCCAACCCCGGTTGAGGAAGAACCCATCCAGGGAGCGGAACCCATTCAGGAGGAACCGGAAACCTTTGTGGAAGATGACCTTCCCTTTGATATCCCGGAAGCGGATATTGAATCAAAGCCATATTTTCAACCTGTTCCCTATACTGCGGTTCCTTGTTCCGGAAGCATGACTTTCAGATGTCATGCGAATCTGGCCCTGAACACCCTGAGGGATATGCTGGCAAATGAGATGGTTGACCTTCATGTAAGCTGGGGTGTTATTGAAGAAAGGGGTGCCGTAAATGACCAGGGATGAATTCGCAACCTTCACAATGGCCCTGAAGACCTACTATCCCAGGGAAAACCTTCTTCCAAATCCGCAAGCAATGGAACTGTGGTTCCGGGAACTGTGTGACATCCCCTTTGATGTTGCGGAAATGGCCCTTCGGAAGTGGGTGTCCTGCAACAAATGGTCACCTTCCATTGCTGACCTTCGTGAATCCACTTCTGTCATCGTCAACGGTGACCCCATGTCCTGGGGTGAATCGTGGGAAAAGGCCCTGAATGCTGTCAGGAAATACGGTTCCTATAACAAAGGCGCTGCACTGGACAGCCTGGATCCCCTGACCCGTAAGTGTGTGGAATCTATCGGATATATGGAACTGTGCATGTCCGAAAACATCATGGTGGAAAGAGCGCACTTCCAGAAGGTTTTCGAAGTTTTTTCCAAACGGGAGCAGACGGAAAAGCGCATAGCAGGAACGCTTCTGGAAGCTATCGGTCATTTGCAGCTGAACGGAATGGACGGTCAGCGGTTGCAGCTGGGCAAGGGGGATTGATTATGGGAATTTTGTTCCTGGTTTTCCTGATTGCACTTGCGGTGTGCTGTGTCCCGTCCGTTGATGATGACGATATGGAAGAACCGGAAAAGACCTGCAAAAATTGCGCTTGCTTTGACAAGTGTGACATGTGGAACAATTCCTTTGTTCCTTGTCCGGAATGGAAAGGAGATTAATAAATGCTGACTATTGAAAAGACTGTTTTACCTTCCCCGGAACAGTGGGAAATCGTTATAGAAGGCATGCGGAATCCAATGAACAGCTGGGACAAGTCTGACAGCGGTGTGAAGGCGTGGGAAATTCAAGATGGCTATACCGATGAATATTTTGCCCTGGGTGATGCTGACCTGAAGTTGATGAAGCAGCTGGCAAAGGGTGGCCCGGTTCATGCCAAATACAGACGGATGCTTCCTGTTTTCCTGACCATCAATGCACCCCTTTACTGGTGGAAGGAATTCGATACATACAAGGTGGGAACGGTCTGCAACAGCTGTTCCACCATGCACAAGATCCATGCAAATGAATTCACGCTGAATGACTTCAGCCATGAACACATTGATGATGGAACAGTGGCAGAAAGAGTTCTTAATGATACGGTTCGGGCCTTGAACGATTACCGTTCCTATTATTTAACGGCAAAAGAAAAGAAGCTTCCTGCCTTGATGAAGCGTTATTGGTGGCACATGATCCAGCTGTTGCCCAGTTCCTACAACCAGAAGCGGACGGTTCTTCTGAATTATGAAGTGCTGGTGAACATCTACCACAGCCGGAAGAATCACAAACTGGATGAATGGCATGTGTTCTGTGACTGGATCAAAACCTTGCCCTATTCCGAACTGATAACAGGTGGTGATATCGATGTGTGATGCAAAGGCATATCTGCGGAAAATTGAACTGCTGGATGTCCACATCAACAACAAACTGAGTGACCTTCATGCGCTCCGGACGATGGTGACCAAGATAACAGCAACCATTTCCCCGGTTGCTGTATCCGGATCCGGGAGCCAGGACAAGCTTGGGGATGCGGTTGTGAAAATCGTGGACTTGCAGAATGAAATCAATCAGAAGATTGACAAGTATGTTGATCTGAAAAGAGAAATCAGCGCAGTCCTGGAAGAAGTGCAGGATCCTGACCAGGTGAAGGTTCTTCACAAGCGATATTTTGAATACAAGCCCTGGGAACAGATTGCCTGTGAAATGAACTGCACCTTCAGGAATGTGTGCTACATTCACGGCAAGGCACTTCAGGCTGTGGATGCCGTTCTGGATAGAAAGGAAATGGTGGTGAAAGGTGCGGACACTTAAACTAAGGGAGCAGAAGAAAAGAGGATGCTGCTATTGCACGGAAGTCACAAAAATAGTTGATGCCCAGAAAAAGTCCCATACATCATGTCCGCATGAAAAATGTCCCTTTACTGTCCTTGATAAGTATAACAGCTATGATGAATTCCTTGCATCGGAAGACAGCAAAATCCTTGTGGAAGCTTTCTTTGAACCTGCGCTGGGAAAATACAGATTGGAGAATTTTTCCAACACACCGGGCAAGCTGTTCATTGATAGAATGTGGCATCTGTGACGGAACTTTTCACATAATTTCATATCGTTTCATAGAATTTCATATTGTGTGTATGATATTATTATAGTGGAAAAACAAAGTTGATTATCTCCATAGCCTGACCGGGTTTCACCTCCTTCCCGGTCGGGCTTTTTGTATTGCAAAGGAATGGGTGAACAATATGAAAGCTATAAAATGTGATTTGCCCTTTGCGGAAGTCATTGAAATCCATCCAATGGCTGACCTGCACATTGGTGACAATATGTGTGACTTCAAGTCCATTATGGAGCGGATAGAATACATCAGAACCACACCGAATGCATACTGCATCCTGGACGGTGATCTTATGGACACAGCCATCTGTTCCAGCATTGGTGACACATACGGTGCCAATATTCAGCCCATGGATCAGCTGAAGCAGTGCGTGAAGATCTTTGAATCTATCAAAGACAAAATTCTTGCAGTGCTTCCCGGCAACCATGAAAACAGGGTGTATAAATCGGATGGGATTGACATGACCGAAATCATGTGCAATCAGATGGGGATTCCGGAAAAGTATTCGTCTACCACTGCGTTGCTTTTCATCCGGTTTGGAAAGAACAAAGACAACGGGCACCACAGAAAACAATTCTACACAGCATATGTGACACACGGATCCGGTGGTGGAAGGAAAGAAGGTGGCAAGGTGAACCGATTGGCAGACCTGGCTTCCATTGTGGATGCGGACATTTACATCCATTCCCACACACACCTTCCGGTCATATTCCGGGAAGCGTTCTTCAGGACAAGCCCAAGCAATTCTTCCGTTGCCCTGGTTGATAAGCTGTTTGTCAACACAGCTGCTTCCCTGAACTATGGCGGTTACGGTGACAAGGCAGGATTCAAGCCAGCATCAAAAAAATCCCCGGTCATCTATCTGCACGGGCTGAAGCATGACATGTGGGCGAAACTTTGAATCAGGTGGTTTTCTATGGCTTATACAGGAAAAGCATTTACTAAAGAAGAACAGTATGAACTTGTCATTGACAGCATTGCAGTTCTTCTTGGTGATTATGCAATAAATAGAAAACAAGCAGCAATCCTGATTCTGAAGGCTTTGCTTCCACATGATTTGCTGAAAGCAATTCTTGAAGATAAAGACCTATATCCTTTTGACAGAAATGATCCAAGGGTTAGAGCGTGGACAGAAACAATCCTGAAAAGGGGAATCTGTGAGATGTGCGGTTCTGATGAACACTTGGAAGCGCATCACATTATCAAATGGGCTGACTATCCGCAAGGCAGAATTGACATAAAAAACGGTCAATGCCTTTGCCATAGATGCCACACCAATGAACATGTTAATGACCAATCATATCACATGATGGTTGCAAGATACGAATAGGAAAGAAGGTGAACAGCTTGGCACTTTCGGTTAAACAGGAAAAGTTCTGCTTGGAATACGCCAAGTCTGGGAACCAAAGACAGGCATATATCAAAGCAGGATACAATGTCAAAAGTGAAGAAACGGCAGATACAAATGCGAGCCGATTGCTAAGAAATGCACAGGTAAAAGCAAGGCTTGCTGAATTGGCTGAAGAAGCCAAGAACGCTTCCATTGCTGACATTGTGGAAATGCAGCAGACTTTGACATCAATCATCCGGAAGCAGATGACGGAAGAAGTGATTGTTGTTGAATCTGTTGGCGATTACATGACAGAAGCCAGAAAGATGGACAAGGAACCATCCATAAAGGATATCATCAATGCAATCAATACGCTTGGCAAGATGCAAGGTGCATTTACTGACAATGTGAATTTGAATGGCAATGTTGGTGTGGTGATTGTTGATGACATCGAAAATGGTTAAGAAAGGAATCCGCTCCTTTGTTGGCGGTGGCTATGACGATTTTTGGAGGTTCAAAGGCCGTTATAGGGTATGCAAAGGAAGCCGTGCTTCAAAAAAATCAAAGACTTCTGCAATTTGGTATGCTTTCTGGTTAAATAAAAAGGGTTTTGAAAACGCAAATCTGATTGTGTTTCGTAAAACATACCGCACGATAAAAGATTCCTGCTTCACGGATCTGAAGTGGGCATTGGACAGGCTGGGTGTTATCAATGACTGGAACATCACGCTTTCCCCACTTGAAATGACCAGGAAAAGCACGGGGCAAAAAATTCTGTTCCGTGGATTGGATGACACACTAAAAGTCACATCTATCACGGTTGAAAAAGGTGTGCTGTGCTGGGCATGGCTGGAGGAAGCTTATGAGGTGATGAAGGAAGATGACTTCAACATTCTTGATGAATCCATCCGTGGTGAATGTCCGGCACCGCTATTCAAACAGTGGACAATCACATTCAACCCGTGGAATGAACACCATTGGCTGAAGAAACGGTTCTTTGATTGCCCACCTGACCCGGACATCCTGGCAATCACAACCAACTACATGTGCAATGAATGGCTTGATGCAGCTGATATCAAGGTTTTTGAGGACATGAAGAAGCGCAACCCCAGACGGTATGCCGTTGCAGGTCTTGGTGGTTGGGGCATTGTGGATGGCCTGGTCTATGAGAATTGGAAAGAAGAAGCCTTTGGCATTGACGAAATAAGAAGCAAGCCCGGAATGATATCCTGCTTCGGTCTTGACTTCGGCTATACAAACGATCCATCAGCGCTTTTCTGCGGTCTGCTTGACCTGAAGGAAAAGCGTTTGTTTGTGTTTGATGAAATGTATGAAAAAGGACTGTCAAACAAGCGAATTGCAGAAACAGTCCAGGCTATGGGATACGGCAAAGAGCGGATCACAGCAGATTCAGCCGAACCCAAGTCCATTGACGAATTGAAAAGCCTTGGCCTTCGTGTCAAAGCTGCCACAAAGGGCAAGGACAGCATCAAGAACGGCATTCAGTGGATTCAGGATCTTGAAATCATTATCCACCCACGCTGTGTGAATTTCATCACGGAAATCAGCAACTATACCTGGGACACAGACAAGTTCGGGACAAAGCTGAATGTTCCTATAGATGACTTCAATCACATCATGGATGCCATGCGCTATGCCCTGGAAAAGCACATCACTGAAAAGAAATGGCTGACATAGTAGAGGAGGAAACAGCGTGACAATAAAACAGAAGCAGTGCCTGTTGGCCTACCTTGGCTATTACACAGGCCCAATAGACGGAATATGGGGACAGCAGTCCCTACTTGCAACAGAACGGTTCCAGAATGATTATCGGCTTGGCGTTGACGGAATCTTTGGGGGAATGACGGAAAAGAAAATCCTTGAAGTGATTGCCAGCGATGAGAAGCCGAAGACAACCACAGCAGACAAGAAGACCGGAACATTCTGGGATGACATCGAACACTTCAGCCGGAAGGAATTCAAGTGCAGGTGTGGCAATGTGTACTGCAACGGGTACCCGGCAGAAATGCACGAAGCACTGATCATGGTAGCTGAACGCACAAGGAAACACTTTGGAGCAATGGCAACCGTGTCCAGTGGCCTTCGATGCAAGCAGCACAATGCGAATGTTGGCGGTGTGTCCAACAGCAGACACCTTTCCGGAAAGGCAATGGACTTCTGCATCAAGGGGAAATCTGCATCCCAGGTTCTTTCCTATGTGCAGAAACAGCCTGAAATAAGATATGCATACGCAATTGATAGCCAGTTTGTCCACATGGACATTCTGTGATGGTTAGTGGTGATAAAATGCTGAAAGTGACTGATATTAAAACATTCATTGACAATGACCGGGCAAGCAGAAAGAAACAGCTGGCCCGGATCGGACAGAAATATTATGAAGGGGATCACGATATCAAGGGATATCGGATCTTCTTCATTGATGCAAACGGCATCCTTCAGGAGGACTTGACAAGATCCAACATCCGGATTTCCCATCCGTTCTTCCGGATCCTTGCAGACCAGGAAGCACAGTACATCCTTTCCGGAAAGGAACCGCTGTTCAATTCTGACATCCCGGAATTGCAAGCACGGCTGGACGAATACTTCAACCACAACGATGACTTCAATTCCGAACTGTACTATGCAGTCCTGGGTGCCATTGTCAAGGGACATGATTTCTTCTATGCCTACAAGAACAGCCAGGGCCAGACCTGCTTCCAGTGTGCCGATTCCCTGGGTGTTGTGGAAGTCAGGAACAAGGACACGGATGATGGCTGTGAATATGTCATCTATTACTATGTGGATAGATACAAAAAGGACATGACCCCCATCACCCGGATTGAAGTGTGGGATTCCAAGCAGGTTCAGTTCTTTGTTCAGGACGGTGATGGGAAGATCACCGTTGACAAGGACAAAAAGCCGAACCCCAGACCGCACAGCCTATACAAAAAGGATGGTGACGAATCCACCTACTATGAAGACTACGGTCAGATCCCCTTCATCCGGCTGGATAACAACCGGAAACAGCAGAGTGGCGTTTTCACCATCAAAGACCTGATTGATGACTATGACCTGATGGCGTGTGGCCTGTCCAATAACATTCAGGACACCAATGAATCCCTTTATGTTGTGAAGGGCTTTGAAGGTGACAACCTGGATGAATTGATGGTAAACATCAAGGCAAAGAAGCACATTGGCGTTGGTGAAGACGGTGATGTTGAAATCAAGACCGTGGACATTCCCGTGGAAGCCAGAAAGACGAAGATGGAAGCAGACAAGGAAAGCATCTTCTATTTCGGCATGGGTGTGAATACTTCCGGTCTGAAGGATTCCGGTGCAACGGTCAGCGTGGCTGTAAAATCCGCATATGCTGACCTTGACCTGAAGTGTGAAGGCTTCAATAAGGGCTTCAAGCGGTTCCTGCGAAAGCTTCTGGATATTGTCCTGAAGGAAATCAATGAAATGGATGGCACTGCCTATGAGCAGAAGGATATCTATTTCAACCTGGAGCGTGAAACCATCACCAATGAGCAAGAAAAGGCCCAAATCAGACTGATTGAAGCCCAGGAACAACAGGCCAGGGTTGGAACCATCCTTTCCACAGCTGCACAGTTCGGCAATGAACTGACCATGCAGATGCTGTGTGAAGCTTATGACATGGACTATGACGAACTGAAGGGCAAGTTCCCGGATCCGGAAGAAAATGCCGATACCTTCAATCCTGCGCAGTCTGCACTTGATGCGGTTCAGGCTGAAGATGATCCTGCTGGCGGTGATGTGATTGCTTAAACGGGAAAAGGAAGTCATTCAGTTCCAACTTGATGAAGAAAGAAAAGTCCTTGAAGAACTGAAAAAGCAATATCAAAGGGCGCTGGATGACATCAACCGCAATATTCGGATATTGCAATCCGATGAACTTACACAGTCCAAAATCTATCAGCTGCAATATCAGCAGGTGTTGAAGGCCCAGGTGACAGCGATTTTGGAAAAGATGCATGCTGATGAATACAGCACCATTCAAAAATACCTATCCGAAAGCTACACCAATGCCTTCGTGGGGACGATGTACGCCATGCATGGCCAGGATGTGCCGATCATCCTTCCCATTGATAAAAACGCAGCTGTGAAGGCCGTGATGACTGACAGCAAGGTCAAAGATGGTCTTTACAAGGCGCTTGGCGTGGATGTAAGCAAACTTAAGAAGTCAATCAGCGCAGAAATCACCAGGGGCATTGCAACGGGTATGTCATTGCAGGAGATTGCAAGGAACATCAGCAATGTGTCAAAGGCCCCATACAGCAGAGCAAAGACCATCGTCCGGACAGAAGCCCACAGAATCCAACAGGCTTCCACCTACGATGCACAGAAGGGAGCCAAGGCAAAAGGTGCTGATGTTGTCAAGCAGTGGGACAGCACCCTGGACGGTGACACAAGACCCACCCACAGACATCTTGACGGTCAGATCCGAGAAGTTGACAAGCCTTTTGAAGCCGATGGGAAGGAAGCTATGTATCCCGGTGATTTCGGTGATCCTGCAGAAGATTGCAATTGCCGTTGTGTCAGCCTTACACGGCCCAAGTGGGCACTGGATGAAGATGAACTTCAGACCCTGAAGGAACGGGCTGAATTCTTTGGGTTAAGTTCGAAAAAATCAGATTCATTCGCTGATTTCAGCAAAAAATACTTGAAATCTGTTGAAGAAAATGGTAAAATGGAAGAAAAGGGAATTGCGTTTTACGGGGACCCGATTCTTCCTGGTGTGGGTGCAAAGTCAAGAAATTATCCAAATGTTGAAAACCCATTTACTGGTGAGCCTGTTGAATTTGTTCCAGGGAGCAGACCGGAATATCCGCATGATCACCTTCTTGCTGGCAAGGGAAGCAAGAAGCCTATACGCAAGATTGATGATATTGTAAGGGAAAACGGTGGCACACCTGAAGAATGGAAGCACGAAAAGGCTTTCTATTGGGTGTATGATGAATACGGTGAAGAACGGCAGGTTAGCATACACTGGTTTGAAGATTCGCACGGAAACAGATGTGAAGAATTTATCAAGCTATACAATGAGATGATGTATCGTGATGAATATGAAAACATTTAAGGTCAAGTATATATCTGATAAAAAGTCCATCTTCTTCAAGAAGGGGGAAGTGTATGATGCATACATCCCCAAGGACGATAAAAGCGGAAGATTCTTTGCTTTCCATCTTGAAGACATGGATGAACCGGGTGACTATGCGTTACCTGCCAGCAGATTTGAAGTAGTTGAAGAATAAAAGCACTGTGCAAAATTTGCATGGTGCTTTTTTCATGCCCAAAATCAGAAAACGGCAACTGTTTCCACTTCGGAAATGGTTGCTTTTTTAATTAAAGAAAGGAAGGATCCCTATGAGTATCAATTGGAAACAGAAGCTGACTTCCAGGAAGTTCTGGACTGCAATCATCGGTTTTGTCACCCCCATGCTGCTGGCCTTCGGTGTGGCTGAAGACAGCGTGACCCAGGTGGTGGCAATCATCATGGCTGGTGCGGATGTGGTGGCCTACATCATTGCGGAAGGCCTGGTGGATGCAAACCGCACCGAGTAACAGAACACGGCACCCCGTGGGGCTTCGGCTTCACGGGGTTTTCCATTGCTGTCTATGCGGAAACGCTTGACATAAATTCACCGGGGACGGTGTAAATCATCTATTTCTAACATGATGCAACCATGTAAAAAGCGTATAGAAAGGAACGAGCATATGAACCTGATCGAAATTCTGAAAGCAAAGGGCATCAGTGATGACATCATCAAGGCTGTCCAGGATGACATGAAGACCAACAAGATCTTCACTGCATCCGAAGAAAATCTTGACATCAGATATAAGAAGCTGAAGGATGACCATGATGCTGTTGTCAAGGAACGGGATGAAGGCAAGACCCTGATTGAAACCCTTCAGAAGTCCAACAAGGGCAATGAAGACCTTCAGAAGCAGGTGACTGACTATCAGGCCAGGATGGAACAGCTTCAGACCGAACTTCAGCAGACCCGGATTGACAATGCAATCAATGTGGGCCTTCTGGCAGCTGGTGTGAAGCCGGATGATGTGGACTATGTGACCTTCAAGCTGAAGGCAAAGGGCGATATTGAACTGGATGACCAGGGCAATATCAAAGGTTGGGAAGACAAGGTGGCAGCCCTGAAGACCCAGTTCCCCACAAACTTCACTTCCCCCGGTGGAAAGAAGTATGAGGAACACAAGCTTCCTGACGAAAATGATGGTGCTTCCGAAACCGTCACCAAAGAACAATTTGACAAAATGGGCTATAACTCCCGGGTTGAACTGAAGCGGAACAACCCCGAGCAGTATAGCCAGCTTATGAAAGGATGATTAAATTATGGCAGAACTTACTAATGTAACTACCCTGGTAAACGGTGATGTTTTTGACCCCCAGGTGGTCAGTGACATGATCAATGCAAAGGTATCCAAGAAGGCCGTTATGTCCGGCTATATCAAGGTGGATTCCACCCTTCAGGGTGTGCCCGGTTCCACCATCACTGTTCCCCGTTGGGGCTATATCGGTGAAGCTGTTGACCTGGCTGAAGGTCAGACCATCGACACCACCAAGATGGCATTCACCACTGCGCAGTACGGCATCAAGAAAATCGGTAAGGGCGTTATGCTGACCGATGAAGCCCAGCTGTCCGGTTATGGCAACCCTATGGGCACCGCAACCAATCAGATTGCAATGTCCATTTCCGAAAAGCTGGACAACGATCGTGTGGCTGTTCTGTACGAATCCCAGAACATTGTGGATGCCAGCACCGCTGCAATCAAGTACAGCGCAATCGTGGATGGCGTTGATGCCTTCGGTGAGGAGGAGGAAAGCCGGAAGGTCATTCTGATCCATTCCAAGCAGAAGACCCAGCTGCGCAAGGATCCTGACTTCCTGTCTGCTGACAAGTTCCAGGCTGGTGTGATGGTTTCCGGCGCCATCGGTCGTGTGGCCGGCTGTGATGTTGTGGTCTCCAATAAGGTCAAGCTGGAGGAAGGTGTCTATCTCAACCCCATCATCAAGCTGGACAATGCAGCTGAAACCGAAGATGATCTTCCTGCCATCACCTACTTCCTGAAGCGTGGCAACCTGGTTGAGCATAAGCGTGAGGAAGGCGTGGGTGACAAGATCGTCTGCACCGCTTTCGGTATGCCTGCCCTGACCAACGAATCCAAGGTTGTCATCCTGAAGACCAAGGCCTGATAAAAATGAAGGGAATGAAATCTGATGATCCTGACTGTTGCTGAACTGCGCAAGTACATCACCACGGATGACGAAGACCGGGTTCTTGAAGCAAGGCTTCAGGCCCTGGAACTGCTGATCCGGGCATACACGAACAACAATTTTCAGGCAAGGGCATTCATGGCTGTTGCTGTGGCTGTTTCCAATGGGAACAAGCTTCTTTTCAACAGCCCCATTCCCTTCAAGGCAGGTGACACACTTCAGATCACGGAATCCGACTTCATGCAGGATGAATTGGTCACTGTTCTTTCCGTTGACAGTTCATCCATCACCGTAAGCGGTGAACTGATTGATGAATCCGGTGTTGTGGTGACCAAAGTCAAGTATCCCATGGATGTCAAGATTGGCGTTGTCAATCTGATGAACTGGGAACTGAACAACCGGGAAAAGGTTGGCGTGGCTTCTGAGAGCATCAGCAGACATTCTGTGACCTATGTTGACCAGACGAAGGACAACACCGTCATGGGCTATCCCGTGGCGCTGGTGGGCTTCCTGAAGCCCTACAGAAAAGCACGGTTTGGAAGGGGCATCAGAGTATGAAGGGCATAGGTGGAAACATCAGGGCATCTGTCCAGGTCTACACTTCGAAAACAAATGACATTGGGGAGCATGTTCAGACCTGGGCAGATGTCCAGACTATCAAAGGATGGCTTGACCTGTCTTCCGGTGATTCACAGTATACCACCTATAATGCCAAGATTCAGGAATCCACACATGTATTCATTTCTGATTATGTGTCCCTGGATTCCAGGATCACGGCTGAATCTGCCCGGATGGTCATCAATGGCAAGCGTTATGACATCCTGCTGATTGACAACCCCATGGAAATGGGCAGTGGATCCCAGCTGGAATTCTATCTGAAGTTCACGGGAGGTCAGTAAAATGGCACAGGTTGAATTTGAGGATTTCAGTGTGAAGGTCATTGATGCCATGGACGAAGCTTGCATTGCTTTTCTGCATGAAGCAGCTGCTGAATTGATGTCCCAGGCAAAGCGGAAGACCAAGATGGGGCCGAAGGATGGCTATGATGTGAAAGGTTCCTGGAAGTATGAAGTGGACGAAGGTGACAAATCCGCAAAAGTGGGAAATCCGCTGGAAGCTTCCTATTGGGAAGAACTTGGCACGGGTGAATATGCCCTGAACAAGGATGGCAGAAAGGGTTGGTGGGTCTATGTCGAAGGAGAAAGCAACTCCCCTTCCAGACAGCCTATCAGAACAAAGCAGGAAGCGGAAGAAACAGCTGCCTATCTGAGATCCAAAGGACTTCCGGCCCATGCCACAAACGGCAGAGAACCCAACAGGCCACTTCACAATGCTTTTGTGGAAAACAAGGCAAAAATCATCCGCAGAGCAGAACAAATCATAAAAGGTGGGATGGCATAAATGTCAAAGCAAATTCTGAAAATCGTGGCAAATGCTATGTCATCCCTTGGGATTGAATATGCATTCTCCACATACCGGAAGTATCCGATTGTATATCCTTATTTTGTCGGGGAATTCTCCGACACTGAAAGCTATACGGAAAGCGGACTTCAGGAAGGAACATTCATTCTGACCGGATTCACCCGTGACGAATGGCTGACACTTGAAAATGCGAAAGAGCGCATTGAAAACTATTTCAACTTGAAAGTATCTGGAAAAATAGTCATGGCTGAAAACGGTTCGGCTGTGGCTATTTTTTATGCAAACAGTATGGTGGTTCCCACTGGTGACCCAGAACTGAAGCGCATCCAGATCAATCTTCACACTAATGAATGGAGCGTGAATTAAATGAGCATTAAGAGCGGTATTACTGCTGGCACCCCGGCAAAGATCCTGTTTGGTGCTGGCGTGTATTTCCAGGGTCTGGAATACAGCGAAACCGTTGCACCCACTGAGGAAGCCATCAAAGCTGCCATCATCGGTGCAACCCAGGAAGGTGGCACCCTGAACATCACCCCTGAATTCTTTGCACCTGAACTGGATGGTGCAACCGTATCCGTGATGGAACTTCAGAACAAGGTTGGCGAGGTTGCGCAGATGGATGTTTCCTATGCAGAACTGTCCGCTGATCTGGCTGCACACCTGGTCATTGGTAATGTGGGTGAAACCACGGACAAGGAATATGATGTGGTCACTTCCTCCAATGTGCTGAAGTCCGGTCACTTCTACAAGGGCTTCGGCTTCTATGGCGAATTCCTGGATGGTCGGCCCATCATCATTCTGTTCAAGAATGCCCTGTGTACTTCCGGCTTTACCACTGACAGCAAGAACAAGACCAATTCCATCTTCAAGGGTACCATGGCCTGTCAGTCTGACATTGCATACGGCACCACCAAGCTGCCCTATGCCATCTTTATCCGGAAGAAGGAAGGCTGGACTTCCGTGGATGCCAGTGACCTTGTGGTTGGCAAGTAAAAAAATCGAACTGTTGAAAGGATGTAAATAAACAATGATCAAACAGGAAATCAGAGAGCAGGAAGAAGCTATGGAAAAGCCTTATATTTTGCGCAGACTGCGTGACAAGGATCTGTTCCCCATTCTGAACATCATTTCTGAGGTCTTCCCGGATGAACTGTCCACTGTCTTTGTGCAGCTGTCCACAAAGGAAAAGACTGTGCAGGAAGTGGGTGCAATGGCAATCCTGAAGATGGTGCTTGCCGTTCTGAAGAACATGGACAAGGTGCAGGATGATGTGTATGCACTGCTGTCTGATGTTTCTGGCATCCCGGCAGCAGAACTTGCAGAAATGGAATTCGGCACCACTCCTATGATGATTTGGGACATTGTGTCGAACGAAAAGAACTGCGGTTTTTTCAAGGTGCTTTCCAAATTGTCCTGATCGGTGAAGTCAAGTTCATGGATATGCTGTGCCGTGCGTACAGCAATCCATGGGACTTGATGAATCTGTATATAAACCAGGGCAGATTTGGAAAGTTTGTGACGGGCTTTCTGGAAGCCGAATATGAACGAAGGAAAGAAGAAGCCGAGAAGGATAACGACTGGAAGCTTTGGGTGATGTATGTCCACAGCTATTCTGAAAAATCCTTCAGCGAATGGAAGAAGGAAGCTTTGAAAAATGCTTCTGACACACGCAAGAAGAACCGTGACGATGAACTGAATGACGATGGAATCCAATCCATTGTCAACAAACTTTTCCCTTCCTAGGTGGATCCAGTGCCAACAGTATTCCACCTGCACCGGGCTGATGGAAATCAGCTAAACGAAGGGGGAAGGTGCTATGGAACTATTCCGTTTACTTGGCACCATTATTGTAAACAATCAGCAAGCAAATGAAGCTTTGGAAGAAACCGCAAGCAATGCAACGGATGCAAGCAATGAAACCCAGGATGCTTTCGGCAAAATCGGAAAGGTTGCCGGGGGTATGGTCAAGGCTTTTGCCGTTGCAGGTGCTGCCATTGGCGGTGCGTGGATAGCTGCCATTGAAGGTTCCCGGGAATACCGGACGGAAATGGGCAAGCTTGACACTGCATTCCAGGCATCCGGACATTCTTCCGAGGTTGCGAAGCAGACCTATTCCGAACTGAATGCTGTCCTGGGTGACAGCGGACAGGCGGTGGAAGCTGCACAGCACCTGGCAAAGCTTACGGACAATGAAAAGGATCTGCAAACCTGGACGGATATCTGTACGGGTGTCTATGCCACATTCGGTGAATCCTTGCCCATTGAAGGCCTGACCGAAGCTGCAAATGAAACAGCGAAAACCGGAGAACTTACCGGGGGCCTTGTGGATGCGCTGAATTGGGCTGGCATCGGGGAAGAACAGTTCCAGGAAAAACTTGATGCTTGCACAAACGAGCAGGAAAGACAGAAGCTGATTATGGACACGCTGAACAGCACCTACAAGGAAGCTTCTGACCAATATAAAAACACCAACAAAGATGTCATGGATGCCCAGAAAGCCCAGGAGAAGCTGACAGATGCCTTCGCAGAACTGGGCAGGATCGGTGAACCCATTCTGACTGCCATCAAGGAAAAGGTTGCAGAAATGGTGTCCGCTGCTGTACCACATCTTGAAAACTTTGTCAACAAGGTCAAGGATATCATCACCTGGGTGCAGGAAAACGGTGACACCGTGGATGCATGGGTGGCTGTGATCCTGGGAGCGGGTACGGCAATCGGAACCTTCCTTTTGATCCTGAACTGGGGAACCATTATGACCGCAGCTGCCAATGCAATCAAGGTGGTCAGGACAGCCATCCT